GTCACGCCGTCATCCTCAAACCTAATCGCGGCGCTAACCGACGAAACTGGCACAGGCGCGGCGGTGTTTGCGACTTCGCCGACGTTGGTCACTCCGGCGCTTGGTACACCCTCGGCGGTCGTGCTGACCAATGCCACCGGCCTTCCCCTGACAACGGGCGTCACTGGCGTTCTACCCGAATCCAACGGCGGAACTAACCAGAGCACTTATGCGCAAGGCGACATCCTCTACGCCAGCGCAGCGAACACGCTATCTAAGCTTGCGAAGTCGGCGAGCAGCACGCGGTACCTCTCGAACACCGGGACCTCGAATAATCCCGCCTGGGCGCAGGTCGATCTTTCGAACGGTGTCACCGGAAATTTGCCCGTGGCGAACCTCAACAGCGGAACCTCGGCCAGCTCCTCGACTTTCTGGCGCGGCGATGGGACGTGGGCAACGCCGAGCGGTGGATCTCCGGGCGGATCAGACACTTATGTTCAGTACAACTCAAGCGGCTCATTTGCCGGATCAGCCAATTTTTCGTGGGACAACGCGAATAACCGGCTTTCGGTGGGTAGCGGAGGAGCGACTGCTTTAGGAGGATCTGCGGCGGCGTTAAACGTAAGAGCTACCAATGGAAATATTACATTGCAATCTACGTCTGGCTCTGGCGATTCTGCCGAAGATGGCATCTATTTTTTTGGTGCGGACGGAAATCGCGTTGGGTATCTTCGCGTCGGTGGTGGCGGTGGAAAAATAACGCTAATCAACGAGCGGAGTGGGTCAGTTATTATCGGCAACACGACTACTTCCCCATTGTCGGTAAATGGGGCCACGGTAAATATAGGTCCATCTGTTAACGAAGGCACGGTGACTGACACGGCTCTTTACGTTAGCAATCGAACTGCCACTACTGGCATTACAAAAGTAATGACAGAAGCCGGTCAAGGCCAGTCAACAACCAATCTTGCAGAATGGCGCGGATATAACGCAACCCCTGGAAGCGGAACACTTACTCTCGCTATCGCTGGCGACGGACTTATGCAGTTCCCATCTGTTGCCGAGCCGACCTGCAACTCATCGAATCGCGGAAAACTAACAATGGTCCAGGGGGGCGCAGGCGTGGCGGATACTTTCAGAATGTGTCGGAAGGACGCTGCCGATGCGTATGCGTGGACCGCTTTGTACTAAGGAACTCAAAATGAAAACACTCATCCTACTCGCGGCCTCTATTGCCGCTTACTCACAGGGCACAGTAAATGCCCCTGCCGTAACACTCGACGCCAACGGAACCGCCGCGCTCACTGCGTGGATGTCGGGGCAGACCACGAACGTATCTACCAAGCTCAGCACCGGAATTACGGCGGCGGCAACTTCAATGACCGTGGCGGATGCAACAGGCATCAACGTCAATTCCGTGCTGGTCGTGGACTCCGAGCATATCGGCGTAAGTGCGAAGACCGGAAACGTACTCACGATCACGCGCGGACTTAACACCACGACGGCTGCAACGCACGCGACCGACGCAGTGGTTAAGGAGTTGACTTATCGGACATTCAACTTGCTCGGCAAGGCTATCATCGTGGACGCCATGCGCGCCATAGTGCGCCAGCAACGACAGACGGCGATTAACGCAGCCGTGGCGCAAGCAAACGCGGAGACTGTCGCGGCGGTGCAATGATCTACCCCTCCCATCTCCGCGACGATCTCGAACAAGAGGCCGCTCTTGCGCGGTGGCAGTGGGAGTCTCGGTTTGATGAAAGCCGTACCAAAACCACAAAAGATCAGTTTCTTGCTATTCGCGGGAGGCTCGCGAAGCTGGACTATTTGCGTAAGCAATACTCCACTCGCAGCATGCGGGGCGGCAAAGGCGCGCGGCACTTCAGTCTGGTGAGCGAGCCACAGGCGCCGCCAAACCAGAGAGCGCCGGAAGTGCGGCTGCATCGGGCTCTGGACCGGCTTAAGGCGCTGAACAAACGGCAGTACGACTGCGTGATTGGATACTACTTCGAGGACCTTACTTTGCGCGAAACCGGCGTGGCACTTGGCATCTCCGAGGCGCTGACATCCGGGGAACTGAAGGCGGCGCGAGAAACGCTCAGCCGATTGATGAAACTAATACCGGAGATGCCGCGATTTGCGCGGCTTCCAGAGCACTACTACGCGCCTCCGCTCACGCTCGCGCAGATAGACCACATCGAGCGCATGAAATGGCACCAGCGGACACTTGATGACGCAAAAAGAAAGAGGAAAACATGAAGTTACTGATTATTCTGGCGCTCGCACTTGGACTGCCGGCGCAAGACAGTGTAACCATCACCGTTAAGCGCGGCACGCAAACGCGAACGGCCGAGATTTCCGGCGCGGTCGTCGCCGACGTGTTCAAGGCGCTCGATTACCATGTTGCCACTGGCGGCGGATCGGGCGGCGCAAACGAGACGGACGCGCTTCGCAAGATCATCGTCGGCCAACTGGTGGCGCTGCTACATAGTCTGCCCGGCCATCCGATCCAGCAGACATCAGCCGCGTACCGCGCCGCCGTGGACGCATTCACATCTGGCGCTGAGGCGGCGCCGGTCAAATGACCACCGAACGAGCAACCCGCGCAATCGCGCGAGACTTCGCAAGACTGAACTTTCGCGCCGCCGTTGCAATCGCCAAGTTGGTCCTTCTTCTTACATTGTCCGCTCCGAGGCAGAGTATCTGATCGGTTCTGAATCCTTGCGCCGAGCGCGCGCCGCAAACAAACTTGCTTGCAAGGCCATCGCCGCGTTGTCCTGACACCGTAGAACCTCTTTTCTGAACTCCTCCGCCCCTGGCTCACGCCGGGGGCTTTTTTGTGCCCAAAAATAAATCACACAAAGTTCTTGCAATCGCTCGCGAGCGCGGTTATGATCGTTTTGTGCCGAGTAGAAAATACGAAAATACGAAACTCAACGCGCGAACGGGGGCGGTCAAGATCGACGCCGATCTACATCATCGCGTTGCTGTAGCGGTTCGCCTAAAGAACCCGCCGCAAACGATCACGGCGTTTGTCGAAAACGCGCTACGTATGGCTCTTGGGCCGAAGAGGGCAGTATGATTAACGCTCTGATTCTCGCTTCAGGGTGCGCTATTGCTTGCGGATGCTGTCTCATGCTCGCCGCATTTGACAGCTACGAAATTGATGGCGTTGAAGTCTTTGAAACCGATTGGAAGTGGTTCGCGGTCGGCGTTGGTTTGCTGGTCGGCGGATTGATCGGCGGCGCGGCATTGCTTCCGGGGGCGTGGGCATGACCGAAGCCATCGACATGTGCAAGCATCTGACCGTTGCGACCGTGCGCGGCGATGTCAACGCGCAGTACCACTGGGCCAACCTCATCATGCTCGAAGCGCTGGCACGCGGGGCGAAAGGGCCGGAGGATATGGGGGCGCAGCTCGGAGCGGCTGGCCAGCTTGCGGGTTCGACTCCCGTCGCCTCCATCAATAATTTTGAGGATGCCAGCGAGGAGGCGCGACGGTGAGCCGCCCCGACCGAATTGCCTACGCTCTGTCCGTGAGTGTAGTTCTATGGACGGTCTTTCTGGCCGTCTGGAAAGGAGGTCCATAAACCAGAGCATCGAGCATGATCCACCGGGCGCACTGTCGAGATCAGTGCCTCCGGTTGGCGGTTTGGTTTGACCTGCCATAGCGATGCCCGCGCAGAGCCGCCAACCGGGGGAGCGCAGACCCCACCAGAGCCGACTGGTACTCGGCGAAACAAACTCATGTTGAACCCACCGGAAAGCCCTGACGGAGAACCAGGGCCTCCGGCGAAGCTGTAGCCGTAAAAGGAGCCGCTTCGCCGGGGCGAAATCCACACAAGGAGATGGGCGCGGGAAACGCCATCCTCGCCCCGAAAAGCAGTCCCTCTCCGAAGCAGTGCCACTCGGCCCGCCGCTTTCAACGGTGGCGGGCCCTCTTGTCTATGACCAAAGAACAGAAAAATTTCAAAGATCGAATGTCGGGCCGAAACGTTTGGCGGGCTATGTTGAGGCGCTGTTATTCGCCGTCTGACAAGTCGTTTCACTCGTATGGCGGCAGAGGCATCACTGTTTGCGAGCGGTGGCTGCGATCCTGGAGAGTTTTCATGCAAGACATGGGGCCGAGGCCATCTTTAACACATCAAGTTGATCGCATCGACAACAACGGAAACTACGAACCCGGAAACTGTCGTTGGGCGACCAATAAAGAAAACAATGCCAATCGCCGCCACAAAGTTATGATCGCCTGCGAGGGGTCTTTGTTGACCATAAACCAGTGGGCGGATTTGTTGGGTGTAACACTTAACACCGCTTGGGGGCGCTACTACAGACAAAGGTCACGTTTTGGGACTAAGACCATGACTGTCGAGTAAGCGGCGCGCCATGACCACGACCACCGAACCTCGCTACAGCATCGACCGTCACCCATACGGCGACGGCTTTGCCGAGGAGCGATCAGTCGAGCCGCCGAAGCACAGTATCACCATCACACCCGCCGACGCGATCAAGGCGCTGTTGGCGTGGCGAGATGGGCAGACGTTCGAGGACTGGTTCGAGTTGGAAGAGTTCCGAGACCCGCTGAACGATGAGCCGGTCGAGGCAGTAGTTGAAATAGCGATCAAGGAGCAATAAGTGGGAAACGAACTCACCACGCCGATTCAGAACGAGGCCGCCCAGAGCGTCATGGGGGTACTGAAGAAGTACGGCGGCAACATTCGCAAGACGCTGCCGAAGCACCTGACCGGCGACCGCTGCGCGATGCTCGTCATGAACTCGATAGCAGCGAATCCGGCGCTCGCAAATTGCACGCCCGTATCGTTTATCAACAGCGTGTTGCTCGCGTCGAATCTCGGGCTAGAGATTCGCAAGAACTCCTGCTACTTGATCCCGTTCGGAAAAGAGTGTCAGCTTGTCATCGACTATCGCGGCAAGATCGAACTGGCGCGGCGGGCTGGCGCTGGCGCGATTCAGACCGAACTGGTTCATGAGGGCGACCAATTTGAGTATGGCTACGAAGGCGCTAAGCTCGTTTTTAATTGGCGTCATTCGTTCAAGGATCACGGCGAGATTATCGGCGGGTTCTGCGCGGCCGAGATTAACGGCGGCACTCAAATCACCGTGATGGCGCTGGAAGAAATAGAGCGCATACGGCGCCGGGCGAAGTCTGGAGCAGGCGTACCTTTTACCCACTACGGAAAGACGATCGCCGCGTTGACGCTGGCCGAGATCCGCAAGATCGACCCAGCCACGATGAAGTTTAACGACCCGTACCGCGTACCGTGGGTGACCGACTACGACCGCCAAGCCCGCAAAACAATCATCCACCGCGCCGCGAACGACTGGCCACAATCGCCGGAACTACTGACCGCGCAAGAGATCGACACAGCCGTCGACATCGGCGCGCCGCTGCCGGTTGCCGAGGAACTAGCCGAGGTCGTCCTGCAGATGGACCCCGCCGACAACCGCCCCATGGTGGAATCCGGCGATCGGACGCTGGCCGCAATCAAGGCGCTTTGCACCACCGACGCGGGAATGAAGGCCCTCAAGGCGCAAGGCATCACCGACCCGGACGAGATCACGCCAGAGGACCGCGCGACGGTGTTGGCGGCGATTGAGAAGGCGGTTCAGCGTGCCTGACGAACTCACCGTCGCCGAGATCGACAAGGCCGCCGAGGACTTCGACCAGGCTTGCCCGCCGTGGCTATTCGACTGGCCAAAGGCGAAGGACGCATTCCAGGCGCTCAACGCCGCTTTACGGGAGATCAAACAACTGTATGCCGAGTCTTAACCAAGTACACCTTGTCGGGCACCTGGGCCGTGACGCCGAAACCAAGAGCTTCGCCAGCGGTAGCGCTGTAACGCAGTTCTCGCTTGCGCTGAGTTGCGGCACGAAGGACAAGCCCAAAACCGCTTGGGTCAACGTCAAGGTCTGGAACGCCGCGCCAGTTGTTCAAGAACTTCAGAAAGGCGCGGCGGTCATGGTCGAAGGGCGGCTTGAAGAAGAGTCTTGGGAAGGCAAGGACGGCAAGAAGCAGTCGAAGCTCGTGGTTGTCGCCCAGATCGTCAGTAAGCCGCTGTACGAGCCGAAGGGCAAGGCCGCGAATCCGCCGGCGGCGCAGCAAAGCACATGGGAGGTCACCGACGACGATGTCCCATTCTGATGCCATCACCATCATCGTCTACGGCGATCCTGCCCCCCAGGGAAGCAAGCGACACGTCGGTAACGGGCGAATGATCGAATCGTCGAAAGCCGTCAAGCCATGGCGCGATTCCGTAACCTGGGCTGGCCGCGAGGAGATGGGCGACCGACCGCCGCTTGACGGGCCGCTGATGGCACGGATCGTCTTCACGCTCCGCAAGCCCGCCAGCGCGCCGAAGAAGCGACACACCTACCCCGACCGCAAGCCGGACCTGTCGAAGCTGCTGCGGTCGACTGAGGACGCGCTCGTGACGGCGGGCGTGATCGCCGACGATGCGCGGATCGTGGCGTTTACCGAGCTCGCCAAGTGCTACCCGAGCGAAGGCGTGAGCGCGCTGTCTGCGCCTGGCGCTTTTATCACAGTGTGGAGAATGGAGGAATAAGTGGAACCAAACCTACGACGGATGAGCGAAGCGCCGATGGGTGTGCCAATACTCGTTTTCTGGAATCATCCAAGGGACCATGAGCACGACCTTTTCACCCTGAAGGAGCCGTACGACAACACCGCCGCTAAAGGCTTTCTCCCCATCGCCGACGTGCTGGCGGCGGTGAAGTCGATGCAAGATATCACGCCGGAGGGGTTTGTCTACGACTCACACGAGTCATCGACGAAGTGGCCAAGCGGCATCCATTGCCAGCGCGTGGTGAACTTTCGCAAGATCCCCGAGCCAGTGGAGGTTCGGTACGAGTGCGGCGCTGACGAAAAGAAGCCGGAAGTCGGCGATTGGCTGCATTCCTCGATCACAGGCGAATGGTACTGCGTGGGGGCAAACGACACGCCCCAACCGCACCAACTCTGCGCCCGCCGCGTGGAGGTGAAACGGTAATGGAACACCTAACTATCTTCGGCTGCGCTCTGTTCTGCGCTGGTCCGATCCTGTGGCTCAAAGGCCCGCGCCGCTCCGAGATGTGGCGGCACTTGATCGAGGGCTTAGACTGGCTGCGCGCCATGTGCGAGGACGCCCTGATCGTGGCCGAGTTGCGCGAGAGACGGCGGGACAGTCGCCGCAAGTTGCGTCAGACAGCGGCCGTGCTCGACAACGGGCGGGAGTATCAGATGGAGGGAAGAGTATGAAACTGCCAACTTTGGCGAAGGTCTGTGGTGCGCGTAATCGACTTCAGGCCGAGCGCGACAGCCTGCTCGCCGCGAACGTGGCGCTGCGGGAGGCGCTGCAAAACTTAGCGGACTACACGGCCCGAATCTCACCACCGCCGTACGAACATGGGTGTATGTGGTGCGCCGGATGCGTCGAGCGCCTTAATGGCGAAGTCCGCACCGCCCTCGCCAACCCCGCGACCACCGAGGCCCTGGAGCGGGTGCGGCGGGAGGCGGTTCGTGACTACCGAGAGCGTCTAGAGAAACACATGCTGGCGATGGATATAGACATCGGCGCGGAAGTCGTGCGTGACTTTGAAACCGCCGCGCTGCGAGGTGGGGAATGAAACGCTCAATTACTTGGTACGCGGCTGACGGATATGTTGGCGGTGATCGACCGCATAAACTGACTGTTCACATGGAACACTTCGACGAGTCGCAAACAGTCGAGGAAGTTGAGGAAGAATTACGACAAGCGCTGATCGACGACTTCAACGACAAGGTTCAACTGTCGTATGAGGACAATGATGTTCGCGCCATGGCTGAGTCTATTGTGGCCGAACTGCGAGGTGGGAAATGACGAACCAATGCACCGGATGCGCTGGAGGGCCAATCAATATCACTTGCCAGATGTGTCTCCGCGCCGAGGCCGAGAGGCTGAGGGAAGAGGATAAATTGTATGACGTATGAAGAGTTTTTGCGGTCGAAGCAGGACTTTGGATCTAACAGTGGGTTCCCGGTGAAGGCTATGCCGTCGATGGCCTTCCCGTTCCAGCAAGCGCTCGTCGAGTGGGCTTGCAATAAGGGCCGTTCAGCGCTGTTCTGCGATTGCGGAATGGGCAAGACACTAATGCAGCTTGCATTTGCCGACAACGCTATACTACACGCCAACAAACACGCGCTTGTTCTAACTCCGCTCGCCGTCGCGCCGCAAACGATTCGAGAGGCGGAGAAATTCGGGATGGGGTCCTTCCGTTCTCGCGCCGGAGAACTACCATCGTCGGCGTCCGTGGTTGTGACCAACTACCAGCAATTGCACCGCTTCAACCCGTCAGATTTCTGCGCCGTCATATGCGACGAGTCGTCGATTCTAAAGAACTTTGACGGATCGACGAAAGCGGCCGTGACAGAGTTCATGCGGACAATCCCCTACCGCCTTCTTTGCACCGCCACCGCCGCGCCAAACGACTTCGACGAACTCGGTACGTCATCGGAAGCCCTTGGCTACCTAGGCTATCAGGACATGCTTACGAGGTTCTTCACCAAGAAACGCCACGGCGGATTTCAGGCATGGGGCCGTGAAGATTACCGGCTTCGAGAGTACGCGACGCGCGACTTCTGGAGATGGGTGGTTTCGTTTTCCCGCGCTGTCCGCAAGCCGTCCGATATTGGGTTTTCTGATGACGGGTACGAATTGCCAAAGCTCATCACGCGCGAGCATTGCATAGTTGCTTCGATGATAAGGCCCGGGCAACTATTCGACACCCCGGCCTACACGCCAGAGGAGCAACGGGAAGAGCGAAAACGCACGGTCAAGGATCGCTGCGAAAAGGTGGCTGAACTCGTTTGCAATCACGACACGTCCGTCATGTGGTGCAACCTCAACAACGAGGGCAACCTACTCAAGAAACTCGTTCGTGGCGCGGAAGAGGTATCGGGCAACGACTCGGACGAGCGCAAAGAAGAGATCCTGTCGGCGTTTGCAAGCGGCCAACTGAAGCACCTCGTGACCAAGCCGCGCATCGCCGGATTTGGCCTTAACTGGCAGCACTGCGCCCATGAGACGTTCTTTCCTGATCATTCGTTCGAGCAGTTTTATCAGGGCGTGCGCCGTTGCTGGCGGTTTGGTCAGAAGCGCGATGTCACTGTCGATATCGTCACGACCGAGGGCAGCGCTGGCGTTCTCGCCAACCTCAATCGCAAGGCCGCGCAAGCGGAAGAAATGTTCGCCAACATGGTCGAGTTGATGAACAACGAACTACGCATCGACCGATCCGAAATCTTTCCAAAAATCCAAGAGGTTCCAGCATGGCTGTAAAAGAGCAGGTCATCACAGAAAACTACGCCGCCTACAATGGCGATTGCATCGAAGTCATGGGCGGACTCAAGAGCGAGTCCGTTCACCTATCCATCTACTCGCCGCCGTTCGCTGGCCTGTACCACTACTCATCAAGCAGTCGGGACCTTTCAAACTGCCGGAGCTACGAGGAGTTCTTCCAGCACTACGACCATGTGATTGACGAGATAACGCGGTTGACGCTACCGGGGCGCTGCACGGCGGTTCACTGTATGGACGTGCCCGACAACGGCGCAAACGCCGGCGGTGATCTCATCGACTTCCCTGGCGACATTATCCGCGCGCACAAACGCCACGGCTGGAACTACGCGGCCCGCTATCACGTTTGGAAGGAGCCGCTTGAAGTTCGCAACCGGACAATGGCGAAGGGCCTAGCGCATCGCCAGATGGTAGAGGATTCATCGCTTTGCGACGTGGCCAGCGCGGACTATGTTCTTTTGTTCCGCAAGAAGGGCGTCAATCCGATTCCCGTTGAACACCCCGTCGGCCTTCTCCGATACGCCGGAGAGCGGGAGATACCGCGCGACCTGATTCAGTATCGCGGATGGACCGGGAATCAGATTCAGAACCGCTATTCCCATTGGATCTGGCGTCAGTACGCCTCGGCGTTTTGGGACGACGTGCGGCTGAGTCGGGTCCTACCGTACCGAGAGGCCAAAGAATCGGAAGACGAGCGGCACATGCACCCGCTACAACTCGACGTGATCGAGCGAACGGTCGTTCTTCGCAGCAATCCCGGTGAAGTCGTGTTGACGCCGTTTATGGGAGTTGGATCGGAGTGCTACGGGGCGCTCATTAATGGACGCAAAGCCATCGGCGCGGAACTGAAGCCAAGCTACTACCGCCAAGCGATCAAGAATCTGGCAAGCGCGAAGGTCGATCAAGATGAGAACTTCGACGACAGGCAATTGACCATCGAAGACCTGATGGAGCAACCCGCATGAACCCGGATATTGCCATCTGCCACCGCAACCAAGCCGACTGCGCCGCCTATCTCGTCAGCAACGGACCGGACAAGGCGGGCGCGTGGGCGGGGCTGTGTGACTGGCTGGTTGAAGAGTGCCTGATAGAAACGGAGCAACGGAATGAACGAACCACGACCGGCGACTGACGCCGAAGAGACGATAGCGCGGCTGACGCGGGAGCGCGACGAACTCGCCGCGACGGTTGAGCGGTTGACGAAGGCGCTGGGCTGTGCCGCTAACCGCATCGAATCCATCATGGAGACTGAGCCACACCTGCACCTCAAGGATGATCTGGCGATGTATCGCGCCGCGCTCTCCTCCACCCCCGCGCAGAACCTCGCCAAGGTGCGCGCGGAGGGGTGGAGAGCCGCTGCTCGCCACTGCGAAGAGACGGAGCTACTGATGCCAGTCCCATCGCCAGGAACTACCCTACGGCAACATGGCGCTAACGTGTGCATGGCTCTCGCAGCCGAGTTGCGCGCCGAAGCCGACCGCATCGAAGCCGAGGCCGCGCGATGAACGCCAGTATCCACATCGCATGTAACGATCCAGACAATGGCCAGCCGACCGGATTTGCTGAGTTCATTGAGATCGACTTCGGGAACGATAACACGGTGACTATTGCCGGTGGTCGTTGCGTTGCGCGATACGACCACAAAACCAATGAACTGCGCATCTCGCGCATTCGCGTCAAGGCTCGCGGCTATACAATGTGGCACGGCAATTGGTGCTGGGACTCGTGTGTTGTCGCACCAGAAGACGCCTGCAAGGTTTTCAACCGTATGCAAACACTGAAGTACTGGCACTGCGAAGAAGGACCTGACTGGCTTTACAATGCCTTCAATGCACGAGTCGGCATAGTACATTCAGATCCGAGGTTCTTCCAATGAAACACTGGTGGAAACCGGCAGGCGTCGGAGCGTTCGAGCATGAAGGCTGGCGCGTCCAGAAGGACTGGGCGAGCGGGCTGTGGGACATCTACAGAGATGGCGCTATTGTCGGCACGAACCGAGACAGCGCCGAAGAGGCAATCAATGAAGCGGAAAGGATGATGGAGTGATGAAACCAAAACCGATGAAACCCGTCAAGGCGTGGGCGGCAGTGGATGACGAAGGAACGCTAGCCGAGTGCTTTTACAGCTGGGACATCCTCAAACTGCGCTGGCCTGGATGCCGCATCGTTCGCGTCGAGATCAGGGAGGTGAATCGTGCCGAAAAAAGCCACTGAGTGTAAAGAATGCGAGAATCGGCTAGGCAATGAGCGGCGCGGAAAATACTGCCTTCCGTGCTGGCGGAAGCACGAGGTGTTACTTCGCGGCGGCTTCGCCGAAAGCTACACGCCGCGCAAAATATTCGAAGTCGCGATGCCCTGCCCGGAGTGCGGGCGACCGATCATGGAGAAGCACCCGAATTACACGCTCTGCAAGCCCTGTGGCACGCGCAAAGCAAGCGAACGCGTGAAACAGTGGCGAATCTCGAAGGAACGCGCCAAGGGCAAGCCAAAGGTAAAGCGGGCATGCAAGACGCTCGGTTGCCAGAACCTCGTGCCGACCCAATACAGCCGCTATTGCACCGAGCACGCGCCCGCCGCGCGACGTGCCATCGTCGACCGCGTGCGTGACACTGTGCCGCCAATCGTCGGGCAAAAGGCCAAAGCAGAGCGCGAGCGGCTTGAGTTTGTGAAGCCCGCGCCGGTGGTGATCCCGCCGCACATTCGCGTCAAAGTCTGCCCGCCGGTTGCGCCGACCTTCCGCGATTTCACCAGCGGGGAGGATGCGCGACCGTACCAGAGGCGACACTGATGCTCTGCCACGTCACACCCCACGTTTCCGGCCCTTGCGCGGCCTGTGGCGGCGTTGCTCACCCCGCGCATATCTTCGGCACGCCCGAAGCGCCGGAGATCGTCTGCGCGGCTTGCTGCTGGTGCGAGAAACAAAGCGAATCGAAAGGAATAGAGAATGCCGGAAGAAAAAGAACAGCTCGCGCTATTTGAGAATCCGCCCACGTGGACGGAGCACTGGCAAGGGATGCCGGATTACACAATGAAGGACATCACCCCAGAGCAGAGCGTTGTTATACACTTCAAAACACGCGAAGACATAGCATTGTTTTGTCGCTCTACCGGACTGCGCATCACTCCACAGACTAAATCGGCATGGTTTCCTAAAATCGAAATCCGCTCAAACGGCAGAATAATTCGGATGGAAACCGCATCGAACATTCCTAAGTATCCTATTTTTGTAATTTCAAAGGGGAGGTGGGATAGTAGATTAACTTCAAAGTCTCTTGAATCTGCTGGCATTCCGTACCATATCGTTGTCGAGCCTCAGGAGTACGACGCCTACGCCTCGGTGATCGACCCGCGAAAGATTCTGGTTACGCCGTTCTCGAACCTCGGCCAGGGATCGATTCCCGTTCGAAATTTCGTGTGGGATATCGCCAAGGAATCTGGGGCGCGCAGGCACTGGGTGCTTGACGACAACATAGACGGTTTTGTTCGCCAGAATAACAACCAACGCCTTAGGGATGAGTCTGCGAACGGTTTCTCGGCAATCGAAGACTTCGTTGATAGGTACACAAACATTGCCCTAGCTGGTATGAATTACAGATTCCTCGGCGGCGGAGCGGCTAGCGACCGAATACCACCATTCCTCCTGAACACGAGAATATATTCGTGTATTTTAATCGATAACGCCATAACTCACCGTTGGCGTGGCAGGTACAACGAGGACACTGATTTATCGATTCGCGTGCTGAAGGACGGACTCTGTACGGTCCTGTTTAATGCGTTCAAATGCAATAAGATCGCAACCATGACGATGAAGGGCGGTAACACCGATGAACTATACCAGGACGACGGGCGAAAGTTGATGGCCGAAAGCCTGCGCGACCAGCACCCGGATATCGTTCAGATCACGCGCAAGTGGAACCGCTGGCAGCACCACGTCGACTACTCCGGCTTCAAGAAAAACAAGCTGATCCTGGATCCGAAATACCAACCGGCTGAGGGCGTCAACGACTACGGAATGAAGCTCGCGGTTTTCGATTGACCTATCGCCGAGAAGTACGTAGAATCTGAGTCGCGGGGGTAGCTCCCTCGTACCTTTCCAGTTCGTGTCCTGTGGGGCCGGGGAACCGGCCTCAACAGTTCGAGCGGATAGGGCGACACCACAAACAACTGGAGAAAATATGATCGACAAGCTCGAAGCCGCGCTTGCGGCGGGCGCACACTTGCGCGTGAAGGATTGGGCGAAGCATTTTGAGAATCACCGCTCGCGGGAACTCAAAACGATGAACTGGGTGGCGGTCCCGAACAGCTTTGACGGCTTGAAGTTTATCGACCTGATCACTCACCCTAACGGGCTGGCGCACTTCGGCGCGTGGATACTGATTTTGGAGCTTGCCAGCAAGTGCAATCCGCGCGGAACTTTGGTTCGAGATTGCGGAAGCGCGTTTTTCCCGCGCGACATCGCGGTAATATCGCGGTCTTCCGCGGAAATCTTGCGCGAGGCCGCGGAGCGTCTTGTTTTCAGCCTTGGGTGGCTGGAACTTATTGAAAATAATCAACAGCCGCGGGAAGTCGCGGGAATCCCGCGGTCAAGCGCGACAATCCCGCGGGAAGCCGCGGGAAAAAGGTCCCTACAGGAAGGGAATAGAAGGGGAGAACAGGACAGACAGCCGGTTTCCCCTTTGGCTACGCCAACGCAACCCGAGCGCGACGTACCGGACCTCAGCGAAGCCTTCGCGGAACTATGGGACGCCTACCCCAAGAAGGGACGAACGAAGCGGGTAGCATGCGAGCAGTACTACGTCGGCATCATGGAAGGGCTGGCCGGCGAAGCGCTGAACCGTAGAATCAACTTGGTACTGAATCCCGTGCTCGCGGGAGGCGCATGGGCTGAGTCGGCAAAATGGGCGGCGGGCTACGTTCAAAACCTCGACACGTATTTAGCTCAGCGACAGTGGGACGAGGAACCGGAAGCGGCGGGCGATGCCATGATTGCGGGCATGACCGAGCGCGAGCGGGCCATCAAGCGGCAACAGGAGATTGACGACTCATGGGCGCGACCGTGAAAATCAGCAACCTCGAAACGCGCGGCCTTCCGGTGGATCTGGACTGCGAGCAATTCGTTCTCGGCGGCGTGCTGACGGACTTCGGGCGCTACTGGCATCAGGTGGCCGATGTCATCACGGCAACGGATTTCAGCGTCGAAAAACACCAGCTAATTTGGGCGGCGGCGGAAACGCTGATGCGCGAAGGGACTCCGGTCGACCGCGTGACAGTCTTCAAGCTTCTCGCCGAACGCGGGCAGATTGACGCTGTTGGCGGGCTGACGTACCTCGTCTATCTCGATGAGGGAATGCCCGCTATGCCAAACCTCAGCGCCTACGCCATCAGGATGCGCGAGAAGTCGACGCTTCGCCAAGCGATCATGGCCTGTCAAGCGAACATCGAAATGCTTTCGGCGAGCGGGGCCGGGCCGGAGGAGGTCAAGGCGGCAGAAGCGATCCTGCGAAAGATCGCTGATTCGACGGCTAAGAAGCGGCGGCTGGTCTCTATCGGAGAAGTCATGCGCGGCGAAGGCGTAGAACGTGCCGAGAATCGCGCTACGGCGTTCCTGGACGCATCGGATCGCCCACCGGGTACGCAAACCCCTTGGCCGTGGCTCAATCGCTCTACGGGCGGGTTTCAGGGCGGGCAGTTGAACATTCTCGCGGCGCGTCCTTCCGTCGGCAAGACTTCGGCAGCGGTCCAGATCGTCGCGCATCAGATAGCGATGGGCTCCGGGGCGGTATTCGTGACCCTCGAAATGCCCAAAATGGACATCACGCGGAAAATCGTTGCGGGCCTTGCGGGGATATCAATGGCCGAATGGACCAACGGCGAGCTGTCGCAAGCTGACCGGCGCGCCGTTGCATCAGCCGCGAACGCGATCAAGGACGCGAATATTTTTCTCGATGACGAGGCGCGGGCGACGGTGCCGGGCATTCATGCCGCGCTGCTGCGCCACATGGCGGAGCACGATACTCGGCTGGTCGTAATCGACTATTTGCAGCTTCTGACGCCCACGACGAGATCGAGCAACACGCGGACCGACGACATTAGCGAGATCACGCGCGGGCTCAAGCTGATGGCGATGGAATTGGACGTGCCGGTGATTGCACTGAGCCAGCTTTCCCGCTCATCGGCCAAAGAAGGCCGCGAGCCGCGACTGGACGATCTCCGCGACTCCGGCAGCATCGAACAGGACGCCGATATCGTGATGTTCCTCCACCGCGTCGACAAGCCGTTCATCAAATTGATCGTCGCGAAGCAGCGGCTCGGGCCGTGCGGTGATTGCCGATTGATCTTCGACCCGCGCACGACTTTATTTCGAGAGGCAGGATATGAACCAGAACAGTGAAAATTGGCGCAAAGCGCTAGAAGCGGTTGACCAAACCCGGCCATTTGGCCAAATGCGGTCAACCGCCGAAATCCTCGCGGCCATGATGAGGAGCGGAATGCTCGATGCGCTGGACGAGCCAAAAGAGGGCGAGCCTATCAATCCGTGAGCGGAAACACCTGGGCGAACTCGCGGCGCATCGGAGGAGTCGCACCGCACCCTAGACACGCCTTGCGGCGTTGTCGGGCGCTGAGCGGCGTCTGGCATAAGGAGCACGGTTCGATCTTCGCTGTGGTGCGTTTGCGGCGGCGCGAATTGCGCCGGGCGAGTTCCGAGGCTAGATCGGCGTAGGGTACGGCGGACAGGTCGATCAC